ACTATTCCTGCTGTTAATGTTTATAATTTACGAGGTAATAAGCGACCTATTGGTATTAGTGATTTATCAGACGTAGCATTTCTTCAGCAATCTATTTATAATGATTATTCCGAGAAAGAACAATTAATCAGATTAGCTAACCACCCTAGTTTAGTTAAAACACCTAATGTTGAAGCTAGTGCAGGTGCAGGTGCTATAATAGAAATACCAGAAGATTTAGATTCATCTTTAAAGCCTTATATAATACAACCTAGTGGTCAAAACCTAGATGGGATAATGAAGTGCATACAAAATAAAGTTGATGCTATTGATAGAATTACCCATATGGGTTCTGTGAGGGCAACTGGTACACAAATAGCTAGTGGAATAGCCTTACAAACAGAATTTCAACTTTTAAATGCTAGATTATCAGAAAAAGCCGATTATTTAGAAAATGCAGAAGAACAAATCTGGGGTTTATTTGCTAAATGGCTAGATAAACAATGGAATGGTAAAGTTAATTATCCAGACACTTTTGATATTAGAGATTGGGCAAATGACTTGCAATATCTACAAATGGCTAAAGCATCTGGCATTAAATCAGAAACCTTTAACAAAGAAATAGATAAACAAATAGCAGAAGCAGTAATAGATGATAACGAAACTATGAAAACTATTAATGAAGAAATAGATGCGACTAGAACTGTTAGAGGGCAATTCCAAACTACAGAAGTAGAGGGTCAAACAGTTGGCGAAGAAAGTTCCTAAAGATAAAAAGACCAAGATACCTAAAAAATATCTATCTGGTTTAAAAGGTGCAAAAAGAAATGCTAGAGCAACTTTATTAAAGCAGATTAGTTCTTTGTATAAGGCAGGTGCAAGAATACCAATGGCACTTTTAAAGAAAAGGAATAAGTCTTAATGGCAGTAAAAAGAAAACCTTTATCAGCTAGAACTATTGCAACACTTAGAGCAAAAGCCAAAAAATCTAAGTTATTTAATCTAGCAGATTTAAAAGCTAGTTTTCGTAGAGGTCAGGGTGCATTTCTTTCATCAGGGAGCAGACCTAGAATTCCTATGTCAGCATGGGCAATGGCAAGAGTAAACAAGCTAATTAGTCGTGGCAGGTCTGGTTCTTTTGATAAAGATATAATATCAAGAGCCAGTAAACGTAAAAGAAAATGATGCTGATGTTATGGAGAAGCCTAGAAAAATATGTATTATTTGTAAGGTGTTTCTAATAGAGGTTTTGAAAGATGTTTATAAATGCCCAGTATGTAGGGCAATAGTTAACGAAAGATTAGATGATAGGAAAATAGATGGCGATTTATAGAGGTAAAAACGTATCACTTAACAAACCATTTAGACTATCAGCAACCGAATCTAAAAGAAAAAAGTTTGGGGTTTACGTTAAGAATAAATCTACTGGTAACGTCAAAAAGGTTACATTTGGTGCTAGGGGAATGACCATAAAGAAAAACATACCTGCAAGACAAAAGTCTTTTTTAGCTAGAATGGGTGGGGTTTTAAAAGAAGTTAAAGGGCAAAAAACACTTTCACCTGCTTACTGGTCAATAAGGGCATGGAAAAAGAACTTTCCATTATAAAATATGTCAAGAATTTTAGAAAAACTAGCCGATCAGCATGAAGAACGTATAATAAACGTATTATATAAGCTAGAAAATGACGTAGTTAATGAAATTACTAGAGCCACAAAAGGAAACTTAGTTTCTCAAAGATTAGCTATTCAGTTACAACCCAGACTAAGAACCATAATTGAATCCACATTTTTAAATGAAGCTGATTTACTTATTAATGATGATTATAATAAAATAGCAAAAGAAACATTAGATACTTTTGGTAAAATGCCTATTCCTGCCAAGTTTAAGAACTTAACAGATGTAGATTTAGCAACCATTAATGCCTTGAAAACTCAATCATTTAGTGGCTTTGAAGATATTGCAGAACGATTTTTAAAGGTAATTAATGATGAGGTTTACCAAAGTACAATAGCAGGTAGACCATTTAACGATATGGTTAGTAATATTAAATCACATATTAATGGGGTTTATAAATCCTCAAATACTCGTGAGATAAATGAATTAGTTGATTTTGTTAACGAGAATAAATTTGATAGTGCCAAAAAAGCACAAGTAGAAGATGCAGTAAGGAAACTTCATACTCAATATGCGAGTGATAGGGCAGGAAACAATCTAAGACGTTATGCAAGCCAGATTGCTCACGATAGTGTAATGCAGTTTCATGGGCAGTTTACAGTAGCGAAAGCAAAAGAAGCAGGATTAGAGCATTTTACATATACTGGTACATTAGTAAGGGATAGTAGACCTTTCTGTCAGAATATGTTAAATAAAACATTAACCGAAATAGAAATTCGGGATATATGGAATTATAGAGGTTGGCAAGGCAAATCTACTGGAGACCCTTTTATAGTTCGTGGTGGATATAGATGCCGACATACTTGGATTCCAACAGACCCAGAGTGGGATATTTAAGGAGTATAAAATGGAAGAAAATCAAGTAGAACAAACTGCTGAAACTCAAGAAGAAGCACCACAAATACAAGAACAGCCAACCAATACATTTACCCAAGATGAGGTTAATAACATTGTTGAAAGACGATTAGCCAAAGAAAGGGGTTCTATGTATAAGAAACTGGGTGTTGAAGATTTAGATATAGCTGTAAATGCTGTAAAGACACAAAAAGACCTAGAAGAAAAGCAAAGAATTCAAAAGGGTGAGTTTGAGGAAATACTTAAAACAAGAACCCAAGAGTTTAATAAAGAGAAATCAAACTTAGAAAATCAGTTGAAAGATATTAAGATAAATAAGTCTTTATTATCATCAGCATCTAGGAATAAAGCTATTAATCCAGACCAAGTTGTAGAACTTTTAAAAAGCGATATTAAGTTAAATGAAGCAGGGAATGTAGAAATACTTGATAAATCTGGATTAGCAAGATATAACAAAATGGGTGAACTTTTATCCACAGACGAATTGGTTCAAGAGTTCTTAACACAAAACCCTCACTTCGTTAGTGCTACCCCTAGTGGTTCTGGCTCGGTGTCAAATGTGGATAGGTCAGAACTCAACAAGCCTTTAAATTTGAGTGATTTAGATATGAACAATCCAACGGATAGGAAAAAGTATTCTGAATATAGAAGACAAAGAGATTCCCAACCTAAAACGATTGTTGTAAATAATTAAATGGCTATAATTATAAGGAGTTAAAAATGGCTAATGAAACTACCAGTTCAACCATTTCGGAACTATACACCGAGATAGTTGCAGAAGCGTTATTCGTTGCAAATGAGCAATCAATAATGAGAAATCTTGTTAAAAACTACACTATTGTTGGTGGTGGTAAGTCAGTAGAAGTACCGATTTATTCAGCAGTATCAGCATCAGCAGTAGCCGAAGCAACAGATTTAAGTAATACAGCAGTAAACCCAAGTTCAGTTACTATAACAGCATCTGAAGTTGGAATTATGACAACACTAACAGACTTAGCAAGAAATTCAGCATCAAGAAATGTTGCAGGAGATATTGGTAGATTGTTTGGTGAAGCTATAGCTAAAAAAATAGATGCAGATTTGTGTGCTTTATTTACTGGCTTTTCAACACAAAAAGGTGGTGGAGCAGGTGTAGAGTTAACAATTCAAGACCTATTTGAAGCAGGTACAGAGTTAAGAACAAACAATGCACCTCAAACTTACTATGGTGTATTCCACCCAAAGCAAATCTTTAATGTTAAAAAAGCATTAACAAATACATTTGCAGGTTCAGCTAATATTCCAGACTTAGGTAATGATGCTTTAAGAAATGGTTTTGTCGGACAAATCGCAGGAATACAAATATTTGAAAGTTCAAATGTTTCTGTAGATGGTTCTGATGACTCTATTGGTGGTGTATTCTCTCAAGATGCTTTAGGTTTAGCTATGATGCAAGACCTCAAGATTGAATCACAAAGAGATGCTTCATTAAGAGCAGATGAAATCGTAGCCACAGCAGTTTATGGAGTTGCAGAACTTCACGACAGCTATGGTGTTAAGCTAACAGCAGATAGCTTGGCTAACTAATTTAATTTAACTAGGGAGGGAAACCTCCCTTTTTATCTAAGGATTTGTATTATGGAAATGATTAAATTAGTAAATGGTAAAGGCGATATAATCGAAAGAAAGAAAATTGATTATTTGCCAAATACTGTAATTTGGGAACAGCGAGGGTGGAAACCTTATGTTGAGCCTAAAGTAGAACCTAAACCAGAGCCAATAGTAGATAATGAGTGGCAACCAGAAGTAAAGAAAAAATCTAAAAAAAAGGGTAAGTAAATGGCTACATCTGAATTTGCAGTTGCTAATACCGATTTACAAAAGATACAACCAGATATATTAGGTTTTGGCATTACCGATTTTGGCGATCAATTACAATTTGCTGAAAATGACGTTTTAAGACGAGTTCGTGAAGAATGGTGGGAAAGATATAGGCATCAAGTCAGGTACAAGGATATTACTAAAGTAACATCAGTTGAAATGACTAATAGCAAGCTAACAAACTCACAATGGACACAATCAGTAGTTTATTTAGCTTTATGGAAATATGCTTATCCAATCCTAACTAAATGGAAAGACCCAGATACTGGCGAGGGCAAAGACACATTCCAAGTTCAAATAGATTTCTATAGAGATAGGTATGAAGAAGAATTTCAAGCTATTCTAAGAGATGGTGTTGAATATGATGAAGATGGTGATAGTTCAGTAAGCGATAGTGAAAAAGAAGCATTGCATCAGTTAAGGTTAGTTAGATAATGACAGTTGATGTAAAAGTTAACGTAAATTCTATAGAAATAACTAATCTATTAAAGAAAATTAGTAGAAAACAAAAGGCAGTAATAACTAAATCACTTAATAGAGTTTCAAACATGGCTATATTGATGATTACAAAGCGAACACAAGCAGGAAAGCTACCAGATGGGGGTAATATGAGGTCATATGCTCCATCTACTGTGAGAAGCCGAAAAAAGCGAGGTAGACAAACTGGTTTTGTAGATTTAACAGATACTGGTAAAATGTTTAGAAGTTTAGACTTTAAAACTGGTGGTTTAAAAAGCACATTATTCTTTGCTAATAAGGAAAGAGAAAAGATTGCAAGTTATCACGATAGTTTTGGAGTAGGCAAAAGAAATACAAAAAGACCTTTTTTTGCTATAGGTAACAAAGAAGAAGACAAAATAATTAAAGAATTTCAAAATTTTTATTTTAAAGAAATGAAATTATGAGCAAAAGAGAAAACATAGCTAGTGATATAATCACTAAACTTGATGCTGTAACAAGTCCTATTGAGTTTAAAAAGATTACTAGAGAACCTTTTGAAGTTGAAGAATTAAGTGATGCCCAGTTTCCTGCAATGTTTATTCAAAGTGGTGATGAAACAAGGGAAGTATTAAGCATAGGCGATACTGGAGCAGGAACATATAGAGGTACAATAGATTTTTTAATAGTTGCTTTTGGTAAAGGGACAACAACCAATATAGATACTGTTAGAAATCAAATTATAGAAGTTGTTGAAGAAACTTTAGATAATGATATAACTAGAAATGGTAATGCGATAGATACCCAAATAATAGAAGCATCATCAGACGAGGGTACAATTTATCCTTATGGTGGTGTAAGAATAACAGCAAGGGTTATTTATGAATTTACTAGAGGGAGTGCATAATGGCTAAAAATGTTACTATGAAAAAAGGCGAAACTATTATAAAATGTTCAGAAGACCATGTAGAGCATTTTAAGAAAAATGGGTTTACTATAGGAAATGAAAAAGCAGTTGTTAAAAAAACTGAAAAAATAAAAGAAACTAATGAAGCTAACGATAAGGAGTTATAAATGGCTACACATCATGGAAAAGAGGGCGTTGTTACTATAGGTAGTGATACACTAGGTAATGCAACTGGTTTTACTGTAGATACTACACAAGACGTTGTAGAAGATACACCTTTAGGAAATTCAATGAAATCATATATAGTTGGTAGAGGTACTTATACAGCAAGTATCGATATGAACTTTGATGAAACAGATACAGCACAAACTAATCTTGTACAAGGTGCAGAACTTACATTTGCATTTTTACCAGAGGGTAATGCTTCTGGAGATAGAAAATTCTCTGGAACTGGTATTGTAACTGGAATGTCAGTAGGTGTTACATTAGATGGTGTTACAACTAGAACTGTATCAGTACAAGGCAATGGTGGTCTTACTATCGGTACTGTGTAAATGACAGAACAAAAAATTGATTATTTTGATGGTATTAGAGACCATTTCAGTACCCTTGACACTCAAATAATTGAAGTACCAGAATGGGATTTAGTAGGCGATAAAGCTATATTTTGTAAACCTTTCAATATGCTTGAAAAACAAAAGATTTTTAAAGGTGCTAGTGGCACAGATTTAATTGTTTTGATTGATGTTATTATTGAAAAGGCATTAACAAAAGATGGCAATAAGATGTTTAATGGAACTCATGTTTTAGCTTTTAAAACTAAAGCTGATACTAATGTTATTGCAGATGTTGCCACAAAGATTATGGGAACTGGAAACACAGATATTGAAGATAATAAAAAAAACTTAGAAATGATGTAGAATTACATAATATTTTTGGGTTAGCAGAAAAGCTACACAAGACTGTTTCCGAAATCTTGCAAATGTCAGTAGATGAGTTTAATATGTGGTTAGCATACTTTCAAATTCAGAATGAAGAACGAGAAAGACAAGAACGACTAGCAAAGGCTCAAAGATAGTGGCAACAAAACAAGTAAATATAGACATTATAGCCAAAGATAAGACCAGACAAGCTATGAGTTCTGCTACAAAAGGTGTAGATGGTCTTAAAAGTTCAGTATTTAATTTAAAAAATGCTCTTATTGGTTTAGGTGCAGGGGTTGCCATAAAGTCTTTTATAGATGTTGGTAAATCAGTTGAATCATTACAAATCAGATTAAAATTTTTATTTGGTAGTGTTGAGGAGGGTGCAAAAGCATTTGATGTAATGTCAAAGTTTGCATCTAAAGTTCCATTTAGCTTAGAGCAAATTCAAGCAGGTGCAGGAAATCTTGCAGTTGTCGCTAAAGATGCAGACGAATTAGCCAAAATTTTAGAAATTACTGGAAATGTAGCATCTGTTACTGGTCTTGATTTTAGAACTACAGCAGAACAAATACAAAGATCATTATCAGCAGGTGTAGCTAGTGCCGATATATTTAGAGAAAGAGGTGTTAGGGATTTATTAGGTTTTAAAGCAGGTGCAACAGTTACAGCAAAAGAAACAGCAGAAGCATTTGAAAGAGTTTTTGGTAAAAATGGTAGGTTTGCAGGTGCGACAAAAGACTTAGCAGGTACTTTAGAGGGTACTCTTTCAATGATTGGCGATAAGTTTTTTAATTTTCAAAAAACAGTAGCCGAGAGTTTCTTTGTTGGTTTGAAATCAGAATTTGGTGCTTTAGATAAAGCCTTAGAAGAAAATGAAGATGTAATACAAAAGGTTGCAAAAGCTGTTGGAAAAGGTTTATCAGATGCAGTCATAATGGCAGGTAAAGCCATAGCTTTTCTACACGATAATTTTGAAATGATAAAAGCATTGGGTATGGGTATAGTTGTTTTTGGAATTTCAAGAGCATTTTTAAATCTTGTGGTATCTATTGGCAAGGCAAGATTAGCTTTATTGGCATTTACAAAACTTTCTAAAACAACAGTTATAGGTGCTTTAGTTGCAGTTGGTATTGTGTTAGCCGAAACAAGTGGTCATATGGAAAAATTGACAAGCCTTTTTTCAAAGCCAAAAGGTGTTAAAGAGTTTGCAAGTGAATTTGAAATATTAACTGCTGAATTAGAAACATTTTCAACAACTGGTGATAAAGGTTTTGAAAGTTTTAAATTTAGATTAGGTCAAACAATGAAAGGCATGATAGCCTTACAAAAAGAAACAAAATTTGGTTCAGAAGCATTTAATGAATTAGAAAGAATGATAAATACATTAAGTGAAAGCTATTTAGCTTTACCTCTTAAATTAGTAAATTTAGATTTAGTTAAACAATCAGAAGAAGTTGGAATTTTAACTAAAGCATATGATGCTTTTATGCTAGGTTTTGCAGGTACTAAAGATGTTTTTAAAGAAATAGAGAATATTGGTAAAGCTACATTTGGTAAGTTAAAAACAGCACTTGCAGATTTTGTAATGACTGGAAAGCTAAACATGGGAGATTTAGCCAAATTTGTTGTTAAAAGTTTTATTGAAATGTTAATAGGTCAAGCAGTACAATTTGCTTTTAAAAAGTCTATGGCAATGTTTAAAGCTGATGCAATTAAAAAGGCTATGATTAGCTTATATGAGGGTGCTATGAAAACATTTGCATCTATACCATTCCCATTAAATATAGTTGCTGTAGCAGGAGCATTAGCAGTTGGTGGTGCTTTAGTAAATAAAATAAAAGGTTTTGAAAAAGGTGGTAGACCACCAGTAGGAAGACCAAGTATTGTTGGTGAATCTGGTGCAGAATTATTTGTGCCAGACCAAGCAGGTACTGTAGTTCCTAATGATAAACTAGGTGGAATGGGTAAAGCAGTAACAGTGAACTTTAATATAAGCACAGTAGATGCTAGAGGATTTAACGAATTATTAGTAAATTCAAGAAGTACTATAGTTAATATGATTAATAGTGCTGTAAATGAAAAAGGTAACATGGCGATTATATGAGTGGAACTTTACCAAATACCAGATTTAATGCGATTAACTTTAAGAGTAATCAAAAAACTTTATTATCTGAAACAGATAGTGGAAAAACATTTCGTAGACAAATACAAGGTCAAAGATTTAGTTTTACTATTTCCTATCCACCAATGACTAGGTCAGAATTTGCACCTATCATGGCATTTATAATGAAACAAAGAGCCAGAAAAGAAAATTTTATAGTTGTATTCCCAAGTTATCTAAATGCACAAGGTAACGAAACAAATACTTTGTTGGTTAATGGGGTACATTCTGCAACTGACACAACGATAGCAATAGATGGTTTTGCAGGTGATGGTGCAGGTAGATTAAAAGCAGGTGATTTAATAAAATTTGCTCACGATAAAGTTTATATGATTATAGATGACGTAACATCATCTGGAAATTCAGCTACAGTAACGATTGAACCCCCTTTAAGGACTGCTCTGGCTGATGATAGTTCTGTTACCTATGATTCAGTACCTTTTAACGTACATCTGGTCAATGATGCTCAAGAGTTTAATAGTGGGCAGGTTGATAAAGATGGTAATTTATTATTTGTTTATGAATTTGATGTTATCGAGAGTTTATAATGCCCAGAGGTTTAACAAGTGCAGTTAAAACAGAATTAGAAACTGGTAATATCGACCCAGTTTTGTTGATAGAATTAGGGTTTGCAACACCAATATATTTAACAAATGCTAGTTTTGATATAACATCAAGTATTAGTGGCGTATCAAGAACCTATACATCTAATGGGCATTTAAAATCAATAACTAGTGTAAATGAAACTAATAACCCAACTAAGAACACATTAGCATTAAGTTTATCTGCTGTAGACCTCACATATGTAGCAATAGTCTTAAACGAAAATATTATTAACAATGATGTTCATGTTTATAGAGGTTATTTAGATAGCAATTTGTCTTTGATTGCCGACCCATTTTTATTGTTTTATGGAACAATTAACGATTATAAAATTTCTGATAATACAACTAGAGCAAGTTTAATTATAACTGTAACTTCACACTGGGGAAACTTTAGCAAAACAAGTGGAAGAACAACCACCGATAATTCACAAAAAAGATTTTTTACTGGTGATAAAGGTATGGAGTTTTCAGCACTTACTGTTAGAGATATTAAATGGGGTAGACAATGAGTGTGCATTTATATCAAGCAGAAAAAAAAGATGTTGAGATTGTTTGTGAACTTTTAGTCAACTTTAAAAATGAAGATTTACAAGATTTAAATTATCCAGACGTAGATGATAAAAAACTTAATAATTTTATAAATATGATTTTGCAAAAAGGAACAATTATTTTATTAAAAGATTTAGATTTAGATGAAGTTATAGGTTGTGCCATTTTTAACAAAACAGAATATTGGTTTAGTAAAAGCGAGTGTATTCATATCCACACAATATATGTTAAGAAAAGTTATAGGAATTTTAAATTAGTTACAGCATTAGTTGATTCAATAAAGAAAGTAGGAAAAACTTTACCTATGTATTTATCAATAACATCTGGATTAAATGTTGACCCAGTTTTTAAAAAATTAGGTTTTAAAAATTTAGGCTCTAATTGGAGATTAAATTAAATGTGTAATCCATTTCAAGAAATAGTTGATTTTGTAGAAGATGCTGTAGATTACACAGTTGACCTTGTAGGTGATGTAATAGGTTGGCTAATACCACAGCCAGATATACCAGATTTTAGTGAACAGTTTGCTGAACAACAATCAAAAGGCACATTAGTAAATAAATTTTCAGCCAATGGGCATATTCCTATTGCTTATGGAACAAGAAAAGTTGGTGGTAATGTAGTATTTTTAGAAACATCTGGTGCTGATAATCAATATTTATATATGGCTTTATTATTAAGTGAGGGCGAAATAGATAGTATTCCAACATTATTTATTAATGACCAACAAGTAACTTTATCTGGTGCTTTAACTAATGGAACACAAAGAAGTGTGGCAAGTTCAGATGTTAATTTTTATGATGGTGGAAGTTTAGTAACAGTACAAGCACATTTAGGCTCTGATACACAAACAGCATCAAATTTATTAGATGAATTAGGTTCTTGGACAACAAACCATAAATTAAGTGGGTTAGCTTATATAGCATTAAAATTTGAATGGAACGCTGATAAATTTGGCAGTTTACCGACAGTTCAAGCAGTTGTTAAGGGCAAAAAAGTATATAACCCTAATTTAGATAGTACAGTTACTGGTGGAAGTGGTAGCCATAGAAAAGATGATAGTTCAACTTGGGCATATTCAGACAATCCTATTCTTCAATTATTAGATTATCTAAGAAATGACAGATTTGGTATGGGAATAGACAATAGTTATTTTGATTCTAATTTTGCAGATTGGCAAACAGCAAG